AATATCCGGGTGTGGCGAAGTTTGGTATCGCGCTTGAATGGGGTTCAAGAGGCCTCGAGTTCGAATCTCGACACTCGGACCAAAATGTTAAGAAAAACGGCTGATTCAAAGAAGAATCAGCCGTTTTTCTTATCTAAAAATCAGCCTGATTTTTTAGAAATTTTGCAAAAATTTCGTCTATTGCTCATCTATTGCCCATTCCATTTTCACGAAAAACAAAGCGTCCCGCCCCTGGATTTTCTCCAGGAACGGGACACATCTATTTTCTTATTCCCTCATCTTATCATCCGGCAAATCCACCGCGTCATTACCAGCGCCCTCCACAATATTTGCACTTGCCTTCAGCAGCTTCACCAGCCAATCGGGCACCTTTGCGCCCATCTTCACAGCATTTTCCAAAATGCTGCCAAGCTCAGTAATAATATACCATGCCAACACCAGGGGCAGGATGATCCCCGGCCATTGGATGCCGATGGGGATGTACTGGGCGATCAGCACCATGATCCAGTCCGCAATACATGCCGCAATCACAGCGAAGATCATACCCGCCTTATGCCACAGGCCCTCCCGGGCTGCCTTGCTGTTCCACTCCCCTGCCTTACAGGCTGCCGCCGTGCCGCTGATGTAGTCCAGGGCCATGACTGCCACCCAGGCGATCAGCATGACGCCCTTCCATCCCAGAAAAGCTCCCAGGGCCGTACACGCTGCCACAATGGCGGTCTTGATGGTTACCAAGTTTTCGTTCATTTCTGTTTCCTCCTTTGTTATTCCACGTCCATGTGGACATAGTTTTCGTTGATTGCGTAGGTATACCGCAGATTCCCGCTCTTGACCAAGCTCTGGATATACGGCAGCACCGCCGCAGAAGAAAAGCCCTGCACGCAGAAATCCATAGCCTTGCCACGCACATGCCGGGAGTTCTTCACGCTCCCCCGCAACTCATTGTTGTGAGCCTGGCACCTGACACCGCTGGAAATGATGATGGGTTTGCCGAAGTGTGCCCGAACCCGGTCGGCAACCCGCACTAATCTTTCCTCCGGCTCCACTGGGAAACCGCCGCAGCGGGAACAGGGGCAATGAAACTCTTCCCTCCGGAAATATTTGATTCCGTCCCAGAATGTCCCCGTATTATCGGGCGGCGTGCCGGATGTATTAGGCTCATCCCGTTCCGGCATACCGTAGGCCACCGCATGCCGGAGGGCTTTCTGCGTCTCCGCACCAGGCAGCCCGTCCACCTGGAGGCCTGTAAAATCCTCCTGGAATTTATAGACCGCCGCCTTTGTTGCCATGCCAAGAACGCCGTCCAGCGGCCCGGGATCATAGCCAAGGTAGGCCAGCAAGTATTGAACCTGTTTCGTATTCATATTGCCCTCCTTTACTGCTGCTTCGTCAGACGAATGGTGGGAATGGTAATTGCTTCCGTGGGCTTCTCCTGGGCGTAGATGTACACGCCGCCATTGTAGGATTTGACCACGGGAGAGAAATTGCCGGACACAGCTTCTTCAGCATCGAAATACACATCCGGCACCATATCAGCCGTGACACCCGAAATTGTCACTGCCGCCCGGTATCCATATCCGGAACCGCTCTGATCTGTGCTGGACACCCAGGTTGACGCAGAAACAGACTTGCCCGTGATCGTCATCAGCATGGCCGCCTTAAATTCACCATGTATGATTGTCCCATCAGCGGCGTGGGCGACAGCGCCATCCAGAAGCGTATCCGGTGTAACCGTGTCGTTTGACAGGTCAATTTTTGTTTCGCCCCCGTATACAACCTTATTTACTGCCATGCTGCCGCCTCCTTATCCGATGGTAACAGTCGTACCTCCGGCAGAGTTCGGGGTCTCAGAGTACGGAATAGCATTGACAACCACCTGGGAAAGGAAGTTGTACCCGTCATCCGGGAGCACGGTTTGGGCATTCTTGGACGGGGTAACGGTTTTACTCTGAGGCTTTGCGCCCTCTGTGCCGGACATAGTACCCTCAACGCCCAGAATGCTTACACCATCCCGGATATTGCCGGGGATAATCTTCGCCGCTTCCGTTGTGTCAATGGCTGCTGTGCCAGAGCCGTCGTGGTATCCCTGTGGAATCGTGACCGGGCTTCTGCTGGTGATCTTCAGAGTAGCCGCGCCACGGTTTGGCATTGTCCCGGTTACCTTGCTACCTTTGTTGTAGGCCGTCTTCCCATTGAGGATTTCCGAAGCCGTTGCCGTTGCATCCTGGGTGTTTGCGTCATAATCACAGGTTCCTGTGATCGGTTCGCCGTCTGCCCCGTGGGCTGTGATCCCTCTCAATAGCTTGCTTTTCTCAACGGTATCGCCCGTCAAGTCCATCAGGGTTTCGCCGCCGTAAATGATTTTACTGTTTGCCATAAAAGCCTCCCTTACAGAATCATGAGTTCTTTTGTTCCGGCAATGTAAACCGTTTGACCGCCGGAATTGTTGCTTACCCGATAAACAGGGATCTCCTTCACCGTCACATTTTCCGCCATCTGCTTTCCCTTTGTCTCAAGGATCTGATCCTCCCGAGCCTTTGGCGTCACCACATATTCCCCCGTGTATTCCGGAGGCTTAATAACATGGGCCGTAGCCTCCGCAATGGTTCCGTACAAGCTGCCCGCAGCAGACAGCTTTCCCGTCATGCTGCCGGGGGCAGAAATGCGACCGCTCAGATCCGGCGTTTTTGACAGAAGATTTCCAGTCGCCATTCTCTGCCGCAAGCTGTCGTTCCAGTTCAGCCACACGTTCTGCCTGCTGCTGTCTCTCCATCTTGCGGTAGGCGGCGGTCAGGCTCAGGCCGGACTTGATGTCCTCAGCCAGCTTTCCCACCAGTTCATCATCCAGCTTGACGTCGGGATATTCCTTCTCGAATTCCTCCATGTCCCGCTGAAATCTGCTGGAAGCCTCGTCGGTTTTCTGCGCCTTGTCGGTCTTTTCCGCCTGGCCCTTCATGGCGGACAGCTCCTTGTCAAGCCTGGCGTTCTTCAGTTCCAGCTTGGCGGCATCCTCAGAGGCACCGGCACTCTTGCGGAAACTGACATACAGGCTTTCCACCAGCTGATCCGGGGTGCTGTTGCTTCCCTTGGCAACCATGTCCAGAATGTCCAGCAAGTCCCGGTGCTTGTCCAGGGTGTCCGCCTTCTCCTGCAAGGCCTGAATGGTCTGCTGACTATCGGCGTACTGCTGCTTCACCCGGTCATAGTCCGCGCCCTTCTGGGCCAGGCTGATGACTTCCTCCCTGGTTACCTGGCGCTCCTGCTTGTTCACCTTCAGCGTGAAAAGCTGCTCTCCGGCTTTTTCAGGTGCCTCAGGCTCATCGGCATTCTCCGGCTTGTCTTCCGCCTTCTCGACGCTCTGTTCCCCTTCGGACTTTTCTCCGCCTACAGCGTCCTCTGCGGCTTCCTGATCGCTTTTACTCTCGGTAGTGTCTTCCACTTCCGGCTCCTGGGTTTCGGTTTCCTCGTTGGTTTCCGCGCTCATGTCTGCGTCGGTCTGGTAGTCGTCGCCGAACAATGCGCTTTCGAATACCTCAAAGTCCTCCATGTTGTTTCTCCTTTCAAATCTGCCGCTATGGTAGGCGGTATTTTATCGGCTATGGTAGGCCGTGATTTATGCCATAATGTAGCTTCTGGTCACTCTCCTGCCGCACATCTCCGTGCGGTAGTCAATGTCGTAAAGCTCGTCTTCCTCTTCCTCCTGCTGAACCACTACCTGCTCGCCGGGCATTGTATAGGTCTGGGCAAAGTACCGCAGGGCATCCGGGCCATGGGTCAGCTCATGGGGGAATTTGGAAACGTCGTTGGGATCCGTCTTGTCATGCTGTAAGCACTTCAGGCAGTCAATGAGGGTGCCGCAGGTGTCGAAGATAATGAGACTGGGCTTTCCGTCCTCCCGCAGCTTCAGCAACTCCTTCAGAGCTGCCCAGCCCTGCTTTCGGTTATTGTCCGCCCGGTACAGTGGTACGCCGTTCTCTGCGAAGATGTTCGCCTGGCTTTTGCCGTTTTCCCGGTTTCTGGCCCACAGGTCAGGGGGCGCTATGGTGTAGGTGATATCCTCGTCAGGCCGTGTCAGGGCAATTTGCATCTGGGCAGCGTCAGCGACATACATGTTTGATTGTTCGAACTGTCGGTAGACATAACATCGTTTTGTCTCATCCACGGCGATCCAGATGCAGAAGTGCATATCCAGGCCGTAGTCCATGGAGCGGTACCGTGCCCAGTTACCGGGAATGACGAAGGGCTTGCAGGTATGAACACCATCCCGGAATTCCTCGAAGTACACACCGGACAGGGCGTTCCAGTCACCGTCACGATGGGCCCTACGGATATCCTCGGGTAGGTTGTTCAGCTGGTCGATATAGTCCTTGTTGATATTCTTGTTGTCGTAAACGGTTGCCGGGATGAAGACATAGTCTTCCGGGTTTTCGTCCTCGTGGAAGTTCCGGTCAACAAACAGCCGCTTCACCCAGAAGTGGCCCACACCGCCGGGGTTACAGCTCAGGTATACCCGCTTGGGGAATCCGTTGTCACCACGGACAACCGCCGCCAGCCCGCGGAACTCCGATTCCAGGAACTGTGTAGCCTCATCGATAAACAGCACATCCCAGGAGTTGCCCTGGAATTTACCTTCCACAGCAGCGGAGTAATCCGGCATGTTGGAGAATTTTATGACGCTCCCGTTACACAAGGTCAGAAGATGGTCGGTCTTGTTGTAGCTGTAGATGCTGGCCGGGAGGAGCTTCAGCATGGGCTTGATGATGGGGTTTTCCAGCTGGTCATATTCCCGCCGGATAATGAGGATCTGAATTCCGGCGTAGAACAGCGCCAGCAGAAGCGCCTTTGCCACAATGGCCCAGGTCTTGCCGCCGCCTCGGGCGCCGCCGTAGCAGGTGTACTTGGCCCTCGAAGAGAAGAACTTCCACTGCGGTTCAGAGTTTGGCACTCCCAGGTCAACATAGATTCTGTTGTCTTCTTCCTCTGCCGTGCTGCCCACCTCCTTTCCGGCAAATAAAAAAGAGCCAGTACCGGAAGTTTCCTTCCATGCACTGGCTCATAGCTCTGGCGTATTTGGCTCTAGGCTCTTTTCTTTTCAGTTTTTGGGTGATCGATGATGATCTCTTGTTTACATCGGCTGCAATAAAGGGGGAACCGCCGCAGAACGGTTTCGGATAGCACCCTTGTGTTTGTCTTTCGCTTGCAGATCGGGCATAGCAGAAAGCCCTTTTCATTTACCTGCAACGGCAATTCCCCTTTCCTGTTTTATGCGCGCCCCTGCACGCGCCTCATCATG